TTCCTTGGAGCGCCCGACACCACAGCGTCTTGATGCCGTAGTGCTGGGCCGCGTCTGGCAAGAATCTACGGATCGCCGCGGCGATCCGAACCCCGAACTCTTCAACTTCCGGCGTGCCAATAAAGTACAACTGACCGGAATCCTCCGCAAGAGGGATGCACCCAGCCAGCCCTATCGGGTCTTGGTCATAGGATTTGAACACAAAACGGCGGATCGCCGGGGTGTTGACGTGGAACAGGAAGGCGTCGGCTACCGGGTTCTCTGAGCCCGGGAAGGCAACAGCCATTTCAATCCGGTTCCAATCCCGTAGTTCGTCGTACACCCGTTTGATGGCGGGTAGGTGCATATCCTCCGGAAGATCGACCAGAGAAATCAATCGGAAACCCCCGGATTGTAGTGGGCGACAACCATGGACACCCGGCCGTAGGCCGCTTCGGCACTGACGAATCGCAGCTTCAGGAGCGGCCCGTCCGAGACAAACGGGATATTGAGCATGGTCATGGTCGTGGATGTGAACTGCCCGATATAGTCTTCATTGGTCGGGGCGTTGGGGTCCGTGGCGAGGTAGACGTCCCACGTTCCTTCAAGCGCCACGTCGAGGCCGATCCACTTCTTCCATGTCGCAATCTGACGCCCGTCGAGGAACGGTAGTTCGACCACGGTTTCGGACGCCGAATAGGTGTTGTTGGCGGAGCCGCCAAGCAAATAGATCGTGTCCCCTGAACGGCCATACAGCCTGTTGCGCAGTTTCGAGAAGTGCGTGAACGTGATTCCCGGTTCATATGTTGACCACGCTGAAATCTTGCCGCCCGGGAAGTACGTGAACACGTAGATCGTCGAGCCGATTTGCAGCATGTAGCGGCCGGACGTCGGTTCAATCTCCGCAATCGACGCCGCCGCCACGGCTTCAGACACCGTGCGAAGCTGTTCAATCACAAGATCGTCGATAGGCGTACCGACGTCGAACACAGTGGCTGTGTCCGTGGACGCGCGGGCGCGCAGGCTGCGAACGCCCGAGTCGGAAAGGTAGAACACGTCGGAGTCGCCGAACGGCTTGACGCTGTCGGCCGCAAGCGTGCCTTGGTTCGTGATGACTTGAACCTTGATGTTGAGGCTTGGGTCCGGGTCCATGTTCCAGACTTGGACGGCATTGCGTGAGAACACGGACAACTGGCCCTGATAGGGCGCCAGCGCCGACACCTGAACGGAACCGTTGAACTCGTCGGCCACGTTGATCGTTCCGGCGCCCACGGCGTCCGTGCCGAACCCTGTCGGGTTGGCGACGCCAGAGAACGCGAGAACGCTGCCGGACGCAGCATAGAGCTTCTTGTTGTGGGTCAGGAGCACGGCGTTCGCTGACAGCCCGGCCACGCGGCTAGCACCGAATTCAAGCGTTCCGCGAATGGGGTCTTCGATGAAGATCGTGAACTTGTCGCCAATGTCGAACGTGCCGCCAAGGGTCACGGTCCACACGTCAGACGTACCTACATAGGCTGCAACACCGTTGCGCATGTTCACAGCCGACGTATTCAGGTTCGTGGTGAACTTGCCCGCCGCCGTCTGATCGTTGATGCGCACGTCGCCCGTGGACGTCGCTTCAAGCGAAATGCCGCCCGGGTTGGTGCCTGTGACAACCAGCTTGCCAATGCGGACTTCCGAGCTACCGGGGTCGCTATAGGCGTTGTATCCACTAACGCCGGAGTTCGCATTGATATTGGTTACAATAAGCGCGGCGGTGTTCGAATGTGACGTCGTCCAGCTTACCGAGCCCGTCGTGATCGCCGATCCGTTGACCTTCACGGAAGATATGGTGTTCGCGCCGGAACTGCCGTCCGTGATGGAGAACGAACCGACGCACGTGATGACGTTGCCCGTGACCGTGACGGATATGGCGTACCCGTTCGGCGTGGAGCCAGAACCCACAGCGGCGTTGATCGTGACTGTTGATCCTGTCGCGCTGGCAGTGTAGTCCGGCGAAGACGTGTGCGTGTTGATCGCGTTCGCGATAGCCTGCGCAGTCACTTCCGGGGACACAGAGAAGTTCAGGGCCGAAGCAATTACGGAGACACCATTGACGGTGATCGCCGAAATCGTGTTGACGCCTGCCGACTCGGAACCGCCGTAGATCGTGAACGCGCCCGCGGCTCGTGTTTCCGAAACGGCCGGAAGGCCGTCCGTCGTCTCGACAACTGCAATCGTTTGGTCCGTAAACGAGCCGCCATTCTCCGCCAGAACAGTCACGGTGATGTCGCGCCCGAGCGGGCCCGTGAGCGTAATGACATTACCGACAGCCGCCGCGGCATAGTCCGTATCCGCGTCCACAAGCGCCGCGATGTGCGTAGCGACGCCCGCCATGTTCACCATTGTCGAACGCACGACGCCTTCGTACCAATCGCCCACGAGCGTCGTGTTGTAGAAGTGATACCGCTTGCCGTCGGAGAATTCAGCGATGGAGTAGACCACGCCACTGAAGACTTCGCTCGCGATCAGCGCGGTCATGGTCAGGCCATCGGGGTGCTGCAAGCGCAGATAGGACACGCCGGACGGAACGCCCGGGTCCACGCCCGAGCCGAACACATAGAGATTGTCGCCCGCCGCGCGCATGCCGAACGTGCCAGCCGGAAGCGTGTAGGCCGAAACCCACGCCTTGGCTTTCTCGGCTTCGCCGCCGCGGTTGATATGGGCGTTCTTGGCCTGCTGGAGCGTGCCGGGCGGAGACGCCACAGCCATGCGGCGCTTGTCCAGCCCGAGCTTGAAGTCTGTAACCAGAACGTAGGGCATTACGTCCCCCGATCAACTGCGACGAGCGGGGGCCCGAGCCTTGGTGTCTGTCTGCTGCCTGCGCTGCCGCGCCCGCCGAGGGTGCCGACGCTCTGGCCGGATGCCTGATACTGCCCCTTCAACGACGTCAGCATCGCGTTCGCAATGCGCAGCTTGCGATCTGCTTCGTCCTTGCTGCGGGGCCCAAGAAGCTCCGCCGCCGCGTACAGCGCGATAAGGTCCGCGTCGAGCGTGCAGCGGTCGGAGTCCGCCACCAGCGGGTTCAAGTTCTTCATTCCGCTGAAACGAACATAGCCTGTCGAGGCCGTGCCGTTCGTGGCCGGGATGGGGTGGATTTCAAATTGCTTGTTGTTCGTGCTGCGGTAGTCCCAGCGCATGACCGGGTCCGCGCGCTGCGGCGTCGCGTTCTCACTGTCAAATGCGTTGTAGTCGAGCGGGCTGATACCCTTGCAGATTTCGAGGAACTGGTTGTTCCACCGATAGTGAACCTGATGGATGCGGTTCGAATCCATGTCGGTCGGAAAATCGTAGTAGCGTTGGCCCGCGGACACCGTCTTGTCTGACCACCCTTTCATGAACTTCCAATCGTAGTTCAGCCAGAGTTGCCTCTGGATGCGCTGGACGATGATCTTCAGGTTCGGGGTGATGTTGCCATTCAACGACGCGTTGGTCGAAATCATCGCCTCGCCACGCACCATATCAAGCAGTTCAGTAAAGAGGACGTCGCGGGCCATCGCACTACTCCGTTACGAAGCGAGTTCCTTCTGGAGCTCTTTCATGCCCGTGCTGGGCGGGTCAATATCGACGGGGAGGACGGGATTGTAACCCGGCCAAAGGACGTCAACGAGCGGGCGCTCGTCTTCCGTCAGGAAGTCCTTGTACTGCTGGCGCAGCCTTTCGAGCTCCCCGATATGGGTCAGAAGCTCCTTGTTGTCGCCAACGGTTTTCACGTCGCGCTTCCCGGCCTTCTGGATGTCAACGACAGCATCGCTGCCATGGATAGCTCTGAGCACGACAATCTCCGGGGCTGTGAGGTTCGCTTTGCGAATCTCGAAGCTGCGCTTCCCGGCGTGGCGGATGTAGGCGTTGTAAAGCGTGAACATGCGTTCTCCTGTGAAAAGGGCGGCCCATAGGACCGCCCCAATCATAATCCGCTTCGCCGGGTTTAGCCAGCGTACTGCGGAGCGCCGCGGTAGGTCGGATCGCCGAGGGCCAGAAGCACCTCGAAAGTCCGCGAACCGTTGCAGGCTGAGTTTGGCAGATAAGTACCGCGGACGTCGCCCGTGGTCGCCGTCGGCGTGCCTGTGGCGCCAGCCGCCAGCGTTCCGGCCGTCGCCGCCGCATTGTCGAGGATTTCCCGGACAATGTTGCCTGCGCCGGGGACGAAGCACGGGAATCCGAGCTTGTCGCCGTAGCCGAACGAAATGTTACCCGTACCCGCGGCAGACGCGCTGATGCTGGTAATCTTCTTGAACGCCTTGTTGCCCTGAACCGTGGCTGTGTTGCCGCCAGCGATGTTTTCGACCACGGTATTGCCGTAGTCGTCTTCACCCGTGACGGTGTACACCGTGGCCGAGTCGTTGCCCGAGGACGTCGTGGTGACGTTACGCGGGACGTCGAAGGTCATGGCCGCGGTAATGAGAGTCACCGCTCCGCCAGCGCCGATGGCCGCGGCAGCGCGGAGCGCTGTCGTGGACAGCGCTACCGGGGCGCCGAAGTTGACGAGCACCATGTTGTCTTTCGACACACGCGGGGCTCCGATCTTCGAGGCCAGAAGTCCGAGCTCCGAAACATCTTCGTCGAACTTCATGCCCGCCACGTCGAACTCGACGAACACGGTCGATCCGGCCGGGATCGTCGTGGCCCCGAGATACGTGACCGTAGCTGCGGAGGCGCCGAACGAAACCGTGAAGTCCTTCGGCGCTTCCATCTGGCGCTGGAGGGCGTTCATGCGGTGCCGACGGCCCGTCTTGAAGTGACCAGCGTTGAACCCGGTCGGGTAGGCCACATCGAAGGTGCCGGACGATGCGACGTTCGCCCCGAGCACCACTGTTGCAGTTCTGTGAGTCATTTACTTAGTTCCTTCTGCTGGAGTTCAGAAATCAGAACCAACGTACCCTTACGAGTACGTGGTGTTGATTTCGTACACTCCGTGAGAGTTGAGCTTCTTGGCGATCAGCGTGCCCGTCCACGTCACTGCCTGATAGTAGACATACTTCTCAGGCGGGCGTGCCGGGTTGTGCTTCTTCATGTCTTCGCCCTGCATCACCATGAGCATGATGTCCTTGGGGTCGATCATGTAGCAGAACGCGCTGCGGCCGAGGTCGTCGAGCGTTGGCTCGTACTTGCAAGTGCCGATGCCGTTGAGCGAGATTTCGCCCATCGAAACGTCCTTGCCTCCGCTGAAGCCCGTCATGCTGTAGTTACCCTTCGCGGTAACTTCAGCTTCCAGCGCCGTCATGAAGTCCGATCCGGCGAGCCAGATTGTCGGCTTGCCACCGTAGCGGCGAAGCTGGCGGATTTCATTGCGGAGCGTCTGGATCAGCGTCTGGTTTGCACGAGACGGGGTGATCTTGTTGCCCGCGACCTTCGAGCGGTTTCTCCACCACGTGTTTCCGGCAGCGTCGATACCGCCGATTGTGCCCGTGGTCGGGTCGTCGCGGATGATCGCCTGAAGTCCCGGGAACACCTTGGAAGACTGAGAACCGTCACGCCACAAGATGGAGTTGAACGAACGTGCCGTTCCTTCCATCATGTCGTCGATCTTGTCGTTCAGAATGTCCGTGATGACCTGAAGCTCATTGTCCGAACGCGAGTTGCGACGTTCGCCCGTGAGCGTGTCGTCGATCCCGATACCCGCACGCTTCATTTCGGTTCCCGTAAACGAGATACCAGCGTGGAGTTCGAAGTACTCGAATGAGAACTGCTTGATGTTCGCCGGGTTCCGGTAAACGACGGAATCGTCGTACTGGTAGCCCATGAACTCCGTCGTGTAGTCACCCTTCACGTTGCCGCGAATGAGGTCCTTGCCGCCGGGGAAGGTCTTCTGACGAGCGCGCATGGCGTCGTACAACGGACGATCCTGAAGGGTCTGCGCCATGGCAGGACCCTTCATGTAGAAGTCGAGAAGCGAGTTGGTCATGTTTGCCAACTCTGCCGAGGTAAAGAAGTTCGTAGTCATCTTCGTGTCCCTTTAATTGGGGTGATTGGATCAGCCCCCGGGTTTATCCCCCAAGAGCCCGTTTCACTGCATCAAGTGCCGTCTTGGGCGGTGCGGCATTGCCGGGGCCTGAAGAAACGTCCGAGCTTCGCGGGGTGGCGGGCGTGGCGGTTCTGTTCGGCGCAGGCATGAAACTCTTCAAGTCCTTGTTCACTTGCTCGTAGGCCCGCTGTGATATGAGTACAGCGTCGGCTGCCGAAGGCATTGGCTTCCCGGCAATCGTGGCCTGAATTATGCTCATGACATAGGCTCGTTTACGCCCAAAATCCGGGTCGGTTGCCTTGACCTGCTGTTCCCAAGAATCCACCGCTGACTGTACCGAGCGGTTGGCTGTCGCCGTTCGCTCTGCCGTCTGCTGTTGGGTCATCTGTTCAAGGCGGGACCTAGATGTCGCTGAGTCGATACGGGCTTTGGCAAGTTCCTTGCCAGCGTCCTCCGTAATCATCCCGCTCTCGACTTTCTCCTGAATGTCGTCGGGCAGACGTTGCCCGGTAAGCAGCTCGATTTCGGTGATGTATCGCCTCAGATGTGGCAGCGCTTCAGCCGGGTTGTTCCGCATGAGAGACATGACCATGAACCCGTCCGCCACTTCCGGCGGTGTGAGGTTACTCTTCGTCATGAACTCCTGAACCTGTTGGAATTGCTTCGCAGGTTCTTCGAATTCCCGAGCCTTCGTCTTCCACGAATCTCTGTCGGCCAGAACTTCTTTCCAACGTGGGTGCTTGTGGAACGGTAGCTTCGCTTCCTCTTCGGGGGTGAGCTCCGGGAGTTTCCCGTCGCCTTCCTTCTGGGGTTGCGTGGCTTGCGATTCCGGACCTGAAGCCGATGCGTCCGGCTTCGTTGCCGCTTCCGGCTTCAACGCACTCCGGACAACGTCCAGCGGCGTCTCGACCTTCGCAGGCTTCGCATTATCGGAGGACGAACCCGACTCGGTCTGTGCGTCCGGCACCTGAGACTGTGTAGTCTCGGGCGTTTGGGTCGTGGATGACTCGTCCCCTTTTACATCCGTAGGCGCCGACGTTACGCCTGCATTCGCGTCGATTTCATTTATAGACAAGTTCGCCTCTTCTTTCAATCCAGCGTCAGCCCATTACGTTGCCTTGGCTCAAGCCCGGTTCCGCGCCCGTGGGGTAGGCTGGTTGACTGACCCCCGGAGGTTCTGCCGGAGGCGGCTGGTTGGCCGCCCCCTGATTTCCTTGTGCGGCTGGCTCCGAAGACCCGCCGGGCGGCCCGTCTGTCGGCGCCCCGGGTGCGGGCTTCGCCGCGTTCATGGCCTGAATGGATGGCAGTCCGGCTTCGACGAAGTCGGCCAAGTCCACCTTGTCATCAAGAATTCGGATCGCGTACTCCGCGAGCTTGTCCGGCTTCAGCCCCGGAATCTGCATGAGGATTGGCGCGAGTCGCTGGAAGTTCGCTTGCTCCATGGCCTTGTTCGGGCGTCCGGCCGTTCCGGCTTCGACCGTCAGGAACATTTCGCGCTGGATCACGTCCGGCGTAAGCTGCGGCCACACCGCGCCCGGCCCGGCGATTTCCTTCACGGTTTCCTCGCTCAAGTTCATGAGCATGACGTTGCCGCCGTCCCGCGCCAGTTCGTTAAGAAGCATCTCCAAATCGTCTTCATTCGAACCAATTGACGAGAGGCGTGACCCTTCTGCCACAGATACTTCGGTCGCCGTGTCCCCGGAAGTACCGCCCATGTTGGCTTCCTGCGAGCCCACCACCCGAAGCACGTCGGCGAAGTCGCCTTCCGTCTCATAGATGTTCGGGTCGATAGGCGCCTTCTTCATGGGCTGGATCGCCGTCTCTGCCGCCTGTCCTTCCTTCAACCCTCTAAGGGGAATAATCGCATGGTCGGGGTGATCGCAGACCAGCTTCTCAAGGTCATCGTCTTCGAGCGTGCCCGCCGGGGTGAGGTACACGGGGCGGTTCGCGATGCGGTGCTGCCGGAGCGCTTCCTTCTTGCGGTTGTACTCTTCCTGCATGGAACGAAGCAGGCGCACATCCGAAATTGGGAACACGTGCTTGTGGTGCGTGATGTCGTTGAACGACAGCGCATAGAACGGGAAGAAGCGTTCCAGCTTCACGGCCGGAGCTTCCGGCTCGCGCAGGAAGTCGTCGTGCCCGTCCACCATCCAGTAGATAAGCCCGTCGCGCTTCACGTAGTGTTTCCACAGCGTGACCTTCTCCTCTTCCTTCTTCAGCGAGCTCGTGAAGGAATTCGAGTTGTTGCCGGACGCGTCGTTGTCCGGCTTGGTGTAGTTGCTGCCGATGTCAATGCCGAACCATTCCTTGATCCGGTGACACGGTACTTGCATTTCCTTCGTGACCCAATCAGTCCCGTACCACCCGCGCAGCATCTTCGTGTTGCGCGACGGGATGATCGAAAGCGTATCGGGGAAGTCGTACACAAGACCCTCGCGCATCCGCATGTCCGGGTTCGCCTGAAGGTCCTGAATCTGCAAACGAAGCTGTTCAAGCTCCGAATCCGTTTCCTGCATGCCTTCGCCGTCCGGCATGTCCAGTTCGGCGTTCAGGCGCTCCAACTGCGAGAGGCGCCCGCGGGCGTCCGCAAGCTGCGTCATGCGCTCCTCGCTGAAGCCCTGCGTGCGCTGGAAATCAAGCTCGACATACGACACGCCAGCCACCAGCGCCGTGCGCACGCGATCCTTCATCATCAGCTTGAAGGGCGGGACCTGTTCGTCCGTGTAGTGCTCCCACAGGACTTCGAGCGTGCGCGCCACCCGGCGCAGCATCTTGCGCTTCTCCAGCCCCTGCGCGATGTCCTGCGCCAACATCGCCATGTCCGGCGTGGGGGGCATGCCCGTGGATGCCATCGCCATCATATCGGTGATGACGGACGGTGATTCATCCCAAAGCGCAAAGTCCAGCGTCGGACGGCGGTGCGCCACCACCTTCGGGTTCTTGGCATAGAGCGCGGATGTGCGCTGGTTGATGTGCCGCTGCACGATGTTCGCGATGTAGCGGTCTTCGATCATGATCGACGTCTGCCCGGCCCACTGAAGACCATAGGCGAAGTCCATGTCCTCGCGGATGCGCTTGAAATCCGGCGCCCAATGGCGCTTGTCAGCCTCAATCCGTTCTTTGAGCTCCGTCACCAGCGCCTTGCGCGCGGGGCCGGGCTCCGGCAGCGGGCGCCCGTCCATCGTTTTTGCTGTTCCGTAGGTCATGCCGCTCTCCGCGTCCTCATGAGTTCGTGCTTTTTCTGCTTGTCAGACGCGTACTTGACCCACGCCAGCGTACCGACGCGTGGGCCCGTATCCGCGACGTCCTTTTCGATGGACTTCGGTCCGTTGACGATACGCTTCAGGCCCAATCCGATCAATGACAGCGTATCGACGAAGTCGTCGTGCGTGCCGTTGTTGAACTTCATGAGCTCCGTCACTGCTTCTTCACACCATGGCTGCCACGCCGGGAACTTAAAACGGCCCAAGGACGCCAATCCGATAGAAGACTGTGCGCGTTGTACCTTGTCCGCACTTGGTACGACGGGTGACACCAGAAACCACGCGTTTTCCGCTCGCTGCTGATCGCGCAAGAACGGTCCGATAGATTTCTGTATGTGCCCCGACTCCGCCCACCAGATGATTGGGTTCCACATCTTCGCCAACTGGATCATGCTGCGGATCGCCTCCTTCGGGCCCATCCGCTTCCACACACAGTCGATCAGCCAGATGAAGCCGAACTCGTCCACACCGACAATGAGCAAGCATGTCCTGTCGTGCTCCTGCTTTTCGCCTAGAGCGTGGTCGCTTGCGGCGTAAATGCGCAATCGAGACGGCAAATCGCTTCGCCGCTTGTAGTACTGGATCATGTCGCGCGTGTAGTAGGTGCCATCTTCCGGCGCCGGGCGCTGCTGTTGCC